TATTACTACCGCATCATTTACTAAAGACACAAAGTTTTATGAGGATATGTCAGCTTTTGAATCTATGCTTCATGGTGATGCGCCAGATAATCCGCATTGGTTTGGTTTGTTATATTCACTTGATCCACAAGATGACTGGCGCGATGAAAAAACTTGGGCTAAAGCTAATCCAATGCATGGGATTTCAGTTTATCAAGAAGCTATTAAAGAGCGATGCGCTCAAGCTGCATTAAAGCCAGCTTCACTTAATGAATTTCTATGTAAAACATTAAATATCTATGTATCCGCTAATGTAGCATGGATTGATCGACAATATTGGGATGATTCAATCGGACAAGAACCACAAGATGAACCTGAAGCAGTCTTTATTGGTTTTGACTTGGCTGCAACTCGCGACTTAAATGCAGTATGCACTTTAAAGCGCTATGCGGAAGATAATTATCATGCACACTTCAAGTTCTTTTTACCTGAAGATGCGCTTGACTTGATTCCAAGTCATTATAGTGGTATATTTGATGAAGCGGTTAAATCAAGCATTTTACACATTACAGAAGGCAATGTTATGGATGACCGCGAAATCTCTGAATACATAAAACAGCAAGCGCAACAATATCCACAATTAAAAGAAGTTGGCTATGATGCTTACAATGCCGCTTCACTTGTTGCAAGACTATATGATAATAGTATCCCAGTTAAAAAAGTAGGACAAGGGATGGCTGTTTTAAATAACCCTTCCAAGCACATAGAAAAATTAATAATGAATCATCAGATTAAACATGATGGCAATCCATTTCTAGGATGGCAATTGTCTAATTGTGAAGTTTATACCGATGTCAATTCAAATATTAAAATTAGGAAAAATGAATCTAGCAAATCTAGTAAGGTTGATGGTATAATCGCCCTTATTATTGCGATGCATTGCTCATTAGATAATCCATTAATATCAACATCTTATGGATTCAGAAGTTTTTAAAGGATAAACATGGCTATATTCGATATATTCAAAAGAAAAAGTAATAATTCGCAAGAATCTAATACATTATTTGGTCAAACCGCACTAGGTAACAATGTATTAAGAAATGTATCAAATCCCAAAAATGTTCCAGCTTCAAACCAACTTTTATATGTAACAACATCAGGTGTAACAGAATCAGGTCGCATTGTAGATATGTCGGTGTTAAGCCGCAATTCTACTGTTATGTCTTGTGTTGGAGCTAAAGCTAGAGCATTAGCGCAACTTCCTATTGAAATCATGGCTTATGATGATACTACTGGCAAATTAGTTAATGCAATAACTGATTCATCAGTAGGATCAAGAGATAAAGTTAAAGCAAAGCAAATTTATAGTCTTTTAACTGGACCAAATAATTTTCAGTCATCTTATGAATTTTGGTATCAGTTTATGATGTGGCTAGACTTGTCTGGCGAAACATTTACAACTTTATGGCGCAAAGATCAAACTAATTCACTACAAACTCCATTAGAGATGTATATCCTTGATTCAACATTGATTACAGCTCAATTAACACCAACTCGCTATCCTACATATAGACTTTCAACATCAACTTATGGTTATAACAAAGATCAACCATTAGAATATTGGCAAGTTATTCACATGAAAGATCAAGCTTGGCAAGGTTCAGCAGGTTTTAATAAAGGAACATTGTGTGTAGAACTTATTGGATTAGATCAAGACATTGATTTATATTCAAACTTTATTATGATGAATGGCGCAAAGCCTAGCGGTATGTTTACCACAACTCAAGTAATTCCAGATGTTAAATTCAAAGAAATCGCAGCTCGATTAAAAGAAGCATGGGCATCCATGACAGGATCAAGATCAACTGATCAAAGTAAGCCTGGTCAATCTATGTTGCTTGACAATGGCATGGTTTATACACCATTAAAACCTTTAACACTTCAAGATGCTGATGCAGCAGCTTTAAAACAAATGACTATGAAGCGCATTTGCGGTTTATTTGGTGTGCCACCAGCTTTAATTGGTATGGATTCAGGCAAGTTTAATAACACACAAACTTTATTGGATGAGTTCTATAAATCTACAATGAATCCAATTATTACTAACATTGAGCAAAAATTTACTACAGCTTTACTTAATGGCTATCCAAATCTTTGCATTAAATTTCAAACATCAGATTTCTTAAAGGGCGCGCCAATTGATCAAATGAATTTTGCGGTGGCAGGTGTTTCTAGTGGTATAATGACACCTAATGAAGCAAGAGCATATCTTGGTTACCCAAATAAAGAAAATGGCGATGATTTAACCGATACTGGAGCTAAAAGCATAACAGTAGGCGGTGCGCCAAAAGACATCACTGGCTCAAGTCCACAAGATACAGGTGGCGGTGGCAACACTTCATCAGTTGGCAAAACTGGTAGAGCAGGAAAAGCATGACATTAAAAGAGTTGCTTGAAAAATTAACCCAACAGGCTCAAAAGAAAAAACCTAAACCTGTTGAAACCAATGGAATGAAATCAAAGGGAGTGCCAATCAATGACTAAAGAATTATCAAAGAAATTTTCTAAATACTTCTTTGAATCAAAAGTAGCTTTAGGTGTAGCTGCTGATGAATCACAAGAAATGTGCGGAAATATCGAAGCAATGCTAACAACTTGGGGTGCTAGAGAAGGCGCTGATGGTCGCAAGTTCAATTATCAACCTGAAACATTTAAAGTTTGGGCTGATGAATTTGCTAAAACAGGCAAACCACTTCCAATGTATTTTCAACACAATGATGAATCAATGCCAGTAGGCGAATGGACTGGATTTGAGTTTGATGATGTAGGCATGACAGGTAAAGGTCGCTTATTCACAAACACAAGCGCTGGTAAAGACCTATATACAATTATGAAAGAAAGCCCAGCAATGGTTGGCGGTGTTTCAGTAGGTGCTTATGCTGATGAATATCAAATGGTTGATGCAGAAGGCTCACCATTAGACACAACTGATCCTGGTTATGAAGATGGTTATTTCCAAATTACTAAAGGCGGATTAAAAGAAGTATCAATTGTTATGCAACCTAATAATCCAATGGCTGAAGTTAAAAAGTTAGAATTTTTTAGAGAAGATGGTTCACCAATTCTCAAACATATCGAGAAGGCATTGCGCGATGCAGGACTTTCAAGAAAAGATGCAACATCCGCATCTAGCAAATTCAATGAAATCTTAAAAGCTCGCGATGAGAATAAGGAAGTAGTTGAAACCGCTCCAATTCAGAGTGAACCTGATGCGGATGAGGAAGCGATACTTGAAGCTTTAAAAGAGCGCAAGTTATTAAAGAAGTTAAATCAAAAATTAGAAGGAAAATAATCATGTCAGAAAAAGTAATTGAAAAATTAGACAAGATTGAAGAAAAGTTAGTTGCTGAACAAGCTGCAATCATTACACAAGTTGATGAAAAAATTGCTGCTTCAACTGCAACATTTGATGAAAAAGTTGCTGCTTTAGAAGCTAAAGTTGCATCTATTCAAGCTCCTTCAATCATTAAAGTAACAAAATCAGTTAAAGAAGATGCTAATCGCAGAGTTCGCGAAGCGCTTAAAGACTTCTATAACAATTCTAAAGTTGAAAAAGAAGTTAAAATTTTCGCTGATGAATCAGAAATGCAAGCTTATATGCAAGAAGATTCACAATTAACTGGCTCTGGTGCTGGTGTTGGTGGTAGAACATTCTATGATCCAGTATTCCACCCACTCCGATTAATGAATCCAATGCGCGGTGTTTCTCGCACAGTTGCAACTGATGGTTCAACATATCAATTCAGAGCTAAAGTTGGTAATGCAGGTGCTATGTGGGGTTATCCAATCAATAATAACACTTCAGCAGGTTCAGGTATTCCTAACCCAACTACTGAAAATACATCTATCTGGCAATTAAATCTTAAAGACATCAACACACAGTTCCCAATCAGAACTGCTGCTTTAGATGATATTGATGGTTTAGAAAGCAATGTGATCGATGATATGTTGTCTGAATTTAGCCAACAAGAAGGCTTATCAATGATTCAAAACAATGACCAAGCTACACCTTCAACTGTTTTATATGGTGGAACAAATGGCTTGCGCGGTTTGAATCAATATGCTGGTGCAGCATCAACTTATGCTGGTGGTCAAATCACTACAGCAGCTTTTGGTTCATCTGGCACAGCTTCAACTGATGGCTTACACACATTAGCAACTTATGACCAATTGATTCCAAATGGTTCTGATGCTGCTGGTGCAGGCAATGGTGTTGGTTTATTTAACAATGTTCAATATAAAGACATTGTGAACTTCATCTACAACTTACCACAACAATATTGGACACCATCAGCTAAATTTGTGGTTAATCCTTTAATGTTAGCTGCTATTCGCGGTCTTGTTGATAACAATGGCAGACCAATCTACATTGATGGTTTAGCTCGCAATGATGGTATTGTTGGCACATTGTTAGGTTTTGATGTTGTTGTTAATAAGTATGTTTCTAACCCACTTATCACAACTACACCAAGCCCATCAGTAAATACAAATGCTTATCCAATGTATTTCGGTGATTGGTCAAGAGGTCACACAATTGTTGATCGCCTAAACATGATTCTCCGCAGATATGATCAAACCTTACCAGGTTACATCACATTCTTTGGTGAAAAGCGCTTGGCATCTTCTGTTGTTGATCCTTTCTCTATCATTAGATACAGATCAGCAGCTTATATAGATTAATCATCTATAAAGTTGTAATGTTATACAGGAAGGGCAGAGCAATCTGCCCTACCTTTAATTTATTAGGAAAATAAAAATGAAGGCAACCAAATTAGTTTTAGAAGGAATTAAGAAAGCATTAAAAGATGGCGAAGCCACTATTAGCTTTCGCAAAGAAGATAAAAAATCTAAAAAAGAGATTGCCAATTTAGATGAAGCTTCTGCAATTACAGGAAGCGGTCTTAATGTTGGTGGTAAAACATACTTTGATGAAGCTTTTGCCGCGCTCCGATATGCTAATCCTTTTAGAATTGGAAGCCGACAAATCGCAGTTACCGATACTTCAGCAGTTCAATTTGTAGCTAAAGTAGGTAATGCAACTAATTCAACAAGTGGACATAATCCATGGGGTTACACATTTACACCAAACAATGGTAATCCAAATTATGCAACTAACATTTGGCAATTGCCAACAAGAGTAATTTCAGCTCAACTTCCAATCAGAACAGCAGTATTATCTGATGTTAATTATTTGGAAGAAGCAATTGTTAAAGATTTATTTTTAGAGTTTTCACAATTAGAAGCAGCTTCAATGGCTCAAAATAATGACCAGGCTGGTTCAACAACCATAACAACAGGTGCAACTGATGGTTTAAGAGGTTTAACAGTTTATCAAACTAGCACAAGCGCAGCATCTTATGGCACATCAGGCACATTAATGACTAATGGTATTCATACAGTTTTATATGAAAGCTATAGTTCAACAGCTCCAACTTATGATGATTTAGTTAATACTCTTAACTTGTTACCAGCTCAATATTGGTATATGCCTGGAACAGCATGGCATATGCATCCTGGTCTTATTGCTCTTTTAAGAAAAGTGCATGATACAGCAGGTTTACCAATACTTTTAGAAGTTGGTGATGGTGATGGTGGTGCAGCAGTTCATATTTTTGGGATTCCTGTAATTCCTAATCCATATCTTGCAGCTCCAGGCGCAGGTGCATTAATGGGTGTTTTAGCAAATTGGGAACAGTTTTATACTATTGCTGATGCTGAAACTTGGAATCTTAAAATGTTTGACCAAACACAACCAGGCTTTGTAACTCTATATGCTGAAGAAAGACTTGCTTCATCAATTAGAAATCCTTATGCTGGTGTGTTCATTATCGGAGCATAATTAAATGCCTAGCTCAACAGTTCCAGACATAATGGCTTATGGTGGGCTGTTTTTAGCTCCCACTAGAAATCCATTCAATTATGAAAAAATTGAGCAGATCAATAGGGACTTAACTACTAATTGGCTTACTTTGGATGAGATCACTCAACAACTTAACTTGTTTGGTGATCAATCCCAAGATGATTATTTAAGTGGTTTAGAGTTAGCGGTTAGGATGCATATTGAAGATTATCTTGGTATGCCAATCTTCCCTGTAAGCTTTAGAACTTATTATTCTACAGCATCCCTTTATGGCACTCCATTATGTTTGGATTTGCCAGAGGTTATGTATAAAGATAAGTTTAATAGTGGTAGCACAGTTATTAATAGTGTTACTTATTGGGATGGCGGCACTCCAAATGTGCTTCAAATAGTTAATCCAACACAATATTTTTATGATGCTACAGGCAACAAAGTTGTTATAAATACATTGCCTAATAACAGTATTAGCACAAGTAGAACAGCACCTTTAATGTGCGAATTTACTTTGACACCTAACTTTTTACAAGCTTTCCCAGTAATTAAACAGGCAGCTTTATTGTTATTAACACATCTTTATAATAACCGATCAGAAACAACTATTAATATGCTGCACAATATTCCTTATGGAGTTGATGCCTTATTAAGACCTTATAAACCATTGGTGATGTAAATGGCTATTTCGCGCTATGAAAATGTGGATGTAAATAACTTGACATTCACTACAAGCGATTTAGGCGAAAATGTGACCACTATTACTAAATGGTTCACAGGCAGACCGCTTGTGCAAGATGTCAAGAATAATTTGCAAATAAGCAATGACACTCGAATCTATCAGGACTTAACAAGATTTGTGTTTAATTACACACCTTGGTTACAACAAATAGTTATGAATCAAAACTTATACTCTATTACTTATAGAGGACATGATTGGCGAATAACTGATTGTATTGAAGCTAATGACAAAATGAGTGTTACTATTTTATGTTATCGCAATGATCCTGTTACAAAGGTATAAAAAATGGCTACACAAAATAGTCCAGTAGTATATGGCAAAGCGATACAATGGCAATTAAGTGATATAATAAGCCCTATTAAGGTTTATTCAGACTTTAACCGAAACTATGCAAGCGAAAGTCGATTTGTAACTTGGCATTTAAGGAATGTTCACCAGCCTGTTTATACTGGTAAATATCAAAATGTTAAGGGTATTGACAGACCGATATTTCAAATGAGTGTGTTTGGAACTACTGCTGAT